CTGCCGTCGATCCTGACTTTCGCCATTGTGGACACAGCAGGGGCCGTTGAAACTGATCCAGCCCGAGCTGGATGTCTTGCGTTTTCCTGGGAGGTATTGGACAATATCTAGCATTCAGCTAGTATAACATACTTTATGACAATTAGCGATATGCAATTACACCAAAGTCGCCGGATGTGAGATCAAAAGATAATCTCAAGTAAGGATGGTATCCAGAAACGTTGAAACCAATGCGTTCTTGACTATTAGTCAAGGTCAGCTGTTCGACGGTTTGACCTGTTCTGAGATCTTGAAAAGGCACATTGTACCATTCAACAGTGTTGGCTGTGGCTGCAGTTGCGCCTTGTACAGCAACTACGCCAGTTAATTGCTGAGGGTCGAACTGAAAGGTCGTCAATGCTCTACCATCAGTTTCTAGTGTACTGGAATAATAAACATCATTCACTGGTGCCTGGCTGGGAACTGTCAAAATCTGACTGCCTACAAACATGGGAAATATGGAATTTACCAAGTCGATGTCGCCGCGAGCACCCGAATAATCATCGGTATATACTGCTTGATCCAACACACCCGACGATACTTCCAAACTCCAACTGGCTGGCTGTGCTTGAAAATGCAGGGTGTCGGCAGCAGGAATAGTAACTTTGGCACGCCCTAGGCTGGCGCTTAAGGCCACTAGTTCTCGAGCATACAGAAGATTTTCTCCATTTTGACTGATAATACGAAAGGTAAACGTAGATCCTGTGATGTTCACTGGCTTTTGATCTTGATTTAGGAACTGAAACAAAATGACATTGTCCACGCCTAAATTACATTTTAAATTTTTTGCATACACCGGATTCCACCTCGCATTGAAATAAGCGCCGCTGATGTCTATCAACAAAACTTGTTGAATTTGTTGGTAAAGATAGGCGGTTGTTGAGTACATGATTCTATTTATCTTATAATATTTGTGCCAAACAGCTAATAGTTATTTACACCAAAAACCTAGCACATAAATACCCGCATGGGCAACAACATAATAGAACAGCTTACTGCCAAATATCCTTTCATGTCTCTATGCATTTATGCCAACATGGAATATGTTGGCATCGTACAAAATCGCGACGAAACCATTACCACCATTTACGACTTTGGCAACATACAAGATACTCAACTCAAATTGTTGTTTATTGAGTTGGCAGCGGTATGGTGGTGGGAAAGCAATAGAAGCATACCTATTAATATTTTTTTGAAGTCAGAATGGGAACCATTCCGGCAGTATCGTCGTACTTTTGTCAACAAAGATCTAACAATTTTATGCGGACCTGTTTGTAGCCTAAGCGACCTGAGTCGTAAAAAATCAAAAAGAAAAAGTGTTACTCTGGTCAAACGGGTTGAATAGAGTTGCGTTCTGCATCTTCTAGTAAATTCATATGCAGTGCAACCAATCGTGCATAACCCAAGCTGTGGCTTTTCTTAAAGGTGTAGCCTCGACTGTCGTCGCCGTCCCACACTGACGCAAATACTTGATCCCAGGCACATTTCTGCAAATGAGCTTTTCCAGGTCTAATGACGCTGATAAATGCTGCCATACGAGGAATAGAATCTGGTTTCATTGTCTGCAGCAGATCCGCATAGTTTCCCACATGAACCAGTTGTGTTGCCCAGGTTGGATCAGTCCACAATCGTGCCCAGTTGACATCAGCTGCCAGCACAGATTCGTAATGCTCAGGGTCGCGTACCAGCTGATAAACCGACATGTTTAAGAAATCGATTTTAAAATATCCGCGAGATTCTGCTTCGTTATAATCGATCGCAGCACAGCCATTTACAGGATCCTGAGGAATAGCAGTTACATATACTCCGCTGTTGTGTCGACGCACCTGTCCTTGATGCAGTTGTCGTGCAGTAGTATGCCGGATCAAGTTCAACAGTTGAGTACGATCTGCCAGGTCTATATCAATATCTGCTGACATCACCATCCTGCCTGTTTTAAAATGTCACGAGCTGCTGCTGTGTCTTCTGGGTAGTCTCGAAACCGTTTTTGCCAAAAGTCAGCATCCACATACGGCCAAATCAGATTGATTTGATTACTGTTCAATCGAGATAAAAATTCTACTCCGGAGGTGGAGTTATACAGTGCCCAAGCTGAGACTCGGCCTGACGAAACAGCATGACATATAACATTGTCGTTGCCGAATCTTATGTAATCATGTGCTGGATTGCCAGTTTTTTCTGCCCAGTCGATACTGGTTTCAATTGCTCGATATATGGCATCCATGACATTTTCCACTCGCAGATATTCTGCCAAGAATTCTTCGTAAACACTGTCCTTACACCAGTAATCAATTTTCTTGTTGTTCTTTAGTAGCCATTCAACAAAACGCGGAACGTTGACAGCACGTACACTGACACAGTATTGTCCAAAACGAGCAAATGCACGATAGTAGGGACTGGCAGCAAAGTCATCAAATGATTTTGACCGCCCTGTGCCTTGACTCATGTCATAGAATTTTTGATAAGCACGTAATCCTATCTGTATACCAGTTTCATTTTGACTTTGGTAGCGTTTCTTCTGCTCACAAACATGTACTATAAGTGTGGTTTCTTTGGCAAAAGATTTTTTACAGTATTGACATTCAAATTTCATTCTTCTTCACAGATAAAATGGTTAGTATAACACTGAAGATCTTGTTGGACAAGTTATTTCTTTACTTCGTTACCGTGAGCTTTAACATATTCATCCAATTCTTGTTTGGTTGTTATCTTGGCCAAAAGATCTAACTCGTCGTCTTTCATGCTGGGGTGCAACTCTGCTAATTTTTTTCTAACAGCACTGTTACTACCTTCTTTCTTTTTGGGTGCAATCCACTGGTGTCGATGTGCGCCCATGCCTGGACTGACAGCAGTGGCACAAAGCCATTGTAGTTCGGGATGCTTGTTTATAGAAAAGAAATGTTTGTTAAAGTAATGATTGCAACTTTGCACATAGTATTCCTGCAACTCTCGAGGACCTTGAACACTGCTGCCCCAGCGAATCATAAGAAAGTTAGAAAACTTTTTACGTTCCTCTGGTGTCAGCTCATTATAAAATTGTCGGTTTTTGAGGTCCAACTGCTGCATTTCGTTGGCAATGTTTAGTTTATCACTCATCGTTGTTTATTGTTCCGTTGCTGCGACGTTCGCGGGTGGTATCCATGTCCTGTAACCAACGCTTTTCCTGCATAGTAGGTTCTTTGAAAAACTTGCGTGGATTTCCGCACATGGCACAGCGGCTATCGCCACAGGTTACACCTGTTGTCTTGTGATAACGATGCGGGCTGTCTACCTTGCTGGTATTGATCGCAGGAAACTTGTGTGCCTGACGAATTCGTACTTGCCGTGCAATGTGTCGATTCTTTTGTTGAATACGCTGACTGCGTGTCGATTTATCTGTTGTCTGACTCATATACTGTTCCTTTACTAGCGCATCCGTTCTGTATTAAAAATTTTTCAGCATATTCATCAACTGGTGAAAGACGTAAATTACTAAGTACTGCAAAGTTATGTATTACTATTGGTGCAATCTGCGATAATATCTTCTCCTGGGGCTGCTGGCAAAGCCATTTAGTTTGTTCAATAGCTTTTGCCCAGCGTGTTGTGCTTTCTTGGATGCTATCATATGACTCGTCAATTATGCCGTCAAACGTTTTAAATCCCAACTGTCGTAAATTGCGAAGAAAGTGCTGCCCAGATATTACTACAAACAGACGGCGACCCAAAATGGGTTTGGCAATCTTTTCTGTGAAGAAACTGTAACGATTGTCTGCCCAAGTTTCCATAACAATGCTGTATGCTGTCTTGTTATAAATCTTAAGTGGCAGAACTTGACTTATATGCATTTCTTTACCGCGGTATCGACAGCGATAAGTCTGCTCGATATTGATTTCCATATTATCTTCCCACAGATCAGTCTGATCAAAATTAAAACCGGCCCAATTTTTACTATCTGCCCCTGGTTTAACAAAGACCGGTGACTCATAATACCATGTCGGGTCTGCGATAGTCTGAAGTTTTTTCTTAACAAACATTCTGTGAGATTTTGGAACACCGTACAGCACATCAAACATAAAAGGTTTTTTGTCAAAAGGATGCAGATTTTTTTCTAAAACATGACCCCAATCTTTTATATATGGATCTGTAGTGGATTTAATCCAATACAGGTCTTGATCAACTGTTGCGTGTTGCAACTCAAAATTTAAATAACCGTTAAGTATGAATACAAAATTGGGAAGATCGTACTTGAGGACAAGTTCTGGAACGCCTGCTTTAAACTCTACACCTTTAACTATAACTTGTGTACAACCAATGAGTCGATCAAGTCGTGTCTTGGTAGAATTGAGATCATCAGTTATATGCACCAAAGCCAACTTGATCGAAGTTGTATCAAGTAAAAATTTTTCTAACTCATCAGTCGAGTTAGAAAGCGGATTTTCGTTGTAGACTTTAATTAAACTTACATCAATAGTCTCATGCGGTAATAGATTATAGGATAAGCAATTGTACATGGCTACTTGTGGCATGACTATTTGATCCTTGCTGAAACTTCGTTGATAGCTACACGCAAGCGTACTATATCTCTGTGCATTCTGTCAATGACTTTTTGTTGCTCTTCCACCTGGTCGATTAATTTTCTAATTCGACGATCAAGCTTTTTTTCGCTGGCAGAATCTGCAGCTTGAATTTTGGCAACCGGTGGTTTTTCTTTGGAGGAATATTGTGTCATGTTACCAGGCCTTGTTGTAGTCTAGAATTTCGCAGTTTCTGCTGATGTCCTTGACAAAATACACACAGTCAGGTTTGTGTGTATCATCCAACGGCACACTCAGCATTTGTCCATTTTTCAGCTTGGGTGCATACCAAGCCACGTCGTGATATACATCTACAATTTCAATGTCGGGAAAACTGGGACGAAAACTGGTTAGCGGATTGAACTGAAATGCCTTGAACCCGCGATCATTGATACTGGTCAATGACAACACTTCTAGGTCACCGCCGTCGGGTTCGCCAATAAGGATACGCCAATCCATGGGCATTTTGATTGTGTGGTCTCCGATTTGCAACACCAATGCCGGAGCATTAAAACTTTCCAAAAAGATAAGAGGAATATAGTGATAGTCGGGGTTTTGCGGATCGCTATTGTCTAAAATAGCAAATCGCATGTCATCCACTTCTTCCGGAAGTGTATCTAAATCATAAGCCAAGTTGTCAAGTGTAAGTATTCTCATGCTTTAATTATACAATAAATGAATTACTAAAGTCAACCACGAATCATTATGATACCGAATTCACGTTCTTCGTCTCTGACAATTTCAAATCCCAATGCCAATAGATAAACAACAGCAGGACCACATTTACCAATCCAGCAATCATTATAACGGTATGTATCGTCAAACATAACAATACACTGACTAGCAAGCCAAGGCGTTAATGCAATAATCTGTTTCATGTGTTCGATTTGACAAGTTTGATTATTCATTGTTACACCATAGTTATTAAGGTATTCAATTTTTTGATCTTGTATCATTTTATTAACTTGATTAATATCCCAGTCATAATCAAAATTGTCCAAGTACAGTAAACCTATACGTTTTCCTATATTAGCCGAATACTGCTGACACCAAGTTGACCCAGATCCGACATGCCACTTAATAGACGGATTGTTAATCCTGTCACTGGCACTAGAATTGATATCCACAGAATGCAATACAGTATTGCGTTCTGCTGCCAAGTTGGCCAAAAATTCTGTACTGCCTTCCCATCGATCGCTGCCGATTTCTACAAACACCGAAAACGGTTGTATATTCTTTGTAAAATTTACTGCGTGTTTAAATACTTGTCCCATTACTTTTGCCACTCCAATTTTTCTG